TGTAGTTCATTAACTTCAATACCAGAATTAGATACATCAGGTGGTACTAATTTTACATATATGTTTTATTATTGTACTTCATTAACTTCAATACCAGAATTATATACTTCAAAAGGTACTAATTTTTCATATATGTTTTATCTTTGTAGTTCATTAACTTCAATACCATTAATAAATACTTCAAAAGGTACTGATTTTTCATCTATGTTTTATAGTTGTCGTTCATTAACTTCAATACCATTATTAAATACTTCAAAAGGTACTAATTTTTCATCTATGTTTCGATTTTCTACTTCATTAACTTCAATACCATTATTAAATACTTCAAATGGTACTAATTTTTCATATATGTTTTATTATTGTAGTTCATTAACTTCAATACCATTATTAGATACTTCAAATGGTACTAATTTTTCAAATATGTTTAATAGTTGTTATGCTTTAACTTCAATACCATTATTAAATACTTCAACTGATCCTGGTACTAATTTTTCATATATGTTTTATAGTTGTTATGCTTTAACTTCAATACCATTATTAGATACTTCAAATGGTACTAATTTTTCATATATGTTTAGTAATTGTTATGCTTTAACTTCAATACCATTAATAAATACTTCAAATGGTACTAATTTTTCATATATGTTTGATAGTTGTTATGCTTTAACTTCAATACCATTATTAAATACTTCAAAAGGTACTAATTTTTCATCTATGTTTTATTATTGTAGTTCATTAACTTCAATAACAGAATTATATACTAATAAATCTACAAATAATGTTACAATATTTGGTGATTGTAAATCTTTAAGGATAGCTACTTTATCAGGAACATCAGCAAATATTAGTTATCTGAATTGCTTATTATCAGCAACAGAATTAGTAAATATATTTAATAAATTAGCTACAGTTTCTGGAAAAACAATAACAATAACAGGATGCTGGGGTGCACATCTATTAACTCTAGAACAAAGAACTATAGCAACCGATAAAGGTTGGACCTTAACTGGATAAAAAAATAAATTAGAGAATATTTTTTTAATATATAGATAAAAATAAAATAAAAATATGGCATTAGAACTTCAAAGAATAGATCCATGGAATGGAGATTCTACAACAGGAGTAACATATTATGGTTATGCAATGGCAGGTACACAAGAATCAGAAGCAAAATGGTCAATTACAAGAAAAACCGTTGTTGATGGTGTTTTAAAATATGAGTATCCATATATTTCTGGAACAACAATGGCAGAAACATATCCAGCAATACAAGTAAATAATGTATTTTACATTCAGCCTTCAGGTTTAATATGGATAAATAGATCCGGCTATAACTATAGATAAAAAATAATAAATTAATATGAAAACATTTAGTTCTTTAAAAGAAGAAATTAAACCAAAATATGAATTAAAAGAATCATTAAAAAATGATATTTATTCACTTATAGAAAATACACTTTCTATAAAAATTTCAAATGAAGATTCCTTAGATAAGGATATTAGCATTAATGGAAAAGAAGAATTAGTTGAAAAAATTAAATTTTTAATTGATAATGAAAAACTCAAGGAAAGAGTATTGACATTAGAGCATGTTAAAGCTAATGTTTATCAAAATTTTGATATGAAATGGCTTACTGAACAAATTGAATCATCGCAAAAAACTGTACACAAAACTTGTCTTGATTGTGATGGAAAGATGTTTATTACTGGATCTGATTTCGTTGGGAATAATCCAACAAATGACTTTAATGTTTATACCTGTGATAAATGTGGGAAAGAATGGAAATAAAATATGTACGGTTAGGTCACTACAGTTGTAAGATTTAAAGCGAATATGATAGAGTGATAAAAGCAATTGAAAATAAATAAACAATAATGAAACATATTAAATTACTTAATGAATTTATAAATCCGAGATTACCTATTTCTAAAGAAGAATTAGGATTAGGAATTAAACCAGAAGATAAATTAATTATTAATTCTGAAACTTATTATTTTTTAAATTTTGACGAAGAAAATAATGAAATTCATGTTTCAGATGAATCAGGTGAAGAGAAAATATTCAATTTAGATCAATTGAGTAAGACTTGGGAATTATCAAAAATTAATGATCAAGAAGTAATTGTGGAATCTAAGAAAAAATTTTAATAAAATAAAAAAAGAGGCTTTCGCCTCTTTTTTTATTTTATGGTAATTTTTAAACTGCTCTTCTTTTCTTCCTCTTTAATTTTAGGAAGTGAAACAATTAAAATGCCGTCTGTCATGCTTGCTGAAATTTCATCCCTATTTACATTTTTAGGAACAGAAAAACTTCTCGAAAAACTTGATTTACGGAATTCTCTCCTGTGATAGCCAGCATTAGTTTCTTCTTTTTTATCTTCAATTTCAGAAGAAATTGTTAAGATATCATTCTCCAAATTAATTTTCATGTCTTCCTTTTTAAGACCTGGAGCAGTTAATTCAACAACATATTCATTTTCATTTTCTGCAATGTTAGATAATCCATTATTTCTTCCTTCAAAAACTGATGGATAGAAATCAAAATCATCGTCAAAAAACCGTCTTGCTAAATCTAAGAAAGGACTACCGGTCGTTACTAAATTTCTATTATTCATAATATTTAAATTTTATTTTTGAGGGTTATACCCTTATTTTTTTATATTTTAATCAATAGTTGTGCCAATCTATTTTTAGTCAGAAATGTCAGAAAAGTTTTAAATTTATATGTCAAAATGTCATATTGTTTTTAATAAACTATTATATTGAATTTTCATATATAAAAAATATGGATACGTTACAATTAGTAAAATCTAAAATTTATGATTGGGATAATATTCAAGATAAACTTAATATCTGGAAATCAGAAGGTAAGAAAATAGTTTTTACGAATGGTTGTTTTGATATTTTACATCTAGGTCATGTGACGTATTTATCAAAAGCAAAGGATTTAGGTGATATACTTATAATAGGTGTCAATTCTGATAAATCTCCATATTGGTTAAATAAAGGTCCGAATCGACCAATTAATAATGAAGAAACTAGAGCTATAATTTTAGGATGTCTGATGTTTGTTGATGCAATTCTTTTATTTTCTGATGAAACACCATTGGAACTTATAAAAATTATTAAACCTAATATTTTAGTAAAAGGTGGTGATTATAAAGTAGAGGATATTGCTGGTTATGATTTCGTTAAAGATAGAGGTGGTGAAATAAAAACAATTCAAATTATAGAAGGTTATTCAACTACAAATATCATAAGTAAACTTTAATTTTTTTTGTACCATTTTGAAATTCTTTATTCCAGACTGTTCTAGTACTATTATCTTTGAAATCATCAAATGCCATCCATCCCTTTTTCTTTTTTCCTTCATTATAACCATCTAATGATGTTAGAATGTATCCTTTACCTTTAATTTTAGCTTTTTTATCTTCGGATGATATAATTTCAAAATCAGTGATTAGTAATTCTGGATTATCTGATTTATAATCTTTCTTTATTATTTTGTAATCAACTGTTACAAATTTACTATTTTGTTCTAATATAAATTGTTTAAATGTATTTATTTGTTCATATGTTTTTAGATATTTCATGCTTTTTATAGATTATATTTATGTGCTGACATTTTTAGAAGTATTTCATCTTTATGTTTTTTGATAATGTCAGGATGTATATCTGAGTAACTTATTTTTTCTTCTTCTGTGTCATATTCATCTATATCTATCATAAAAAATTCTTTAAATTTTTCAAAATCTGTATCTAATAAATATTCTTGAAATTTATATAGGACTTCATTTGAGGCTTCAAGTTCTAATCTATTTTTTCGATTTTCAAGTCTTCTTAATTCTTTTTCTTTAATTTCAATGTTCTTTTCAATTTGAAAAAATTTAGATAATTTTTCTAATTTATATTTATTAGCAAATGCAACATCCAATAGTTCATATTCAGATCCTTTAGGAGCAACATATGTAATCCAAGTAATAACACCCCAATCTGTGCTATCATGAAAATTTTTAACAAATTCTTCAATTTCTTTTGTCATTTTTGCTTCATTAATCTGTTCAAATCTTTTAATTTTCATTTCTATAAATTATATTTTTTTACGTTTTTTCTTAATTCCCAATTTTTAATAAATTCTTCTCTACTTGTTTTTGGTTTTATTACTTTTCCTGTTGAATAATAGAATCTTTCATTTGAAATCTCATCACTAATCTCATCAAAAGAATCAACTAGAGTTTCCAAATCATCTATTGATATATAGTTCTCCATAGTTTGATCAATATCTTCGTAATCAAAATCTATCAAGTAATTTTCAATGTATTTTAAAAAATAACTAATTCCATCTTCTTTTGTTTCAAAGATATATGTATTATATTCGTTCATTTCACTCAAACATATTATCGTGTGATATTCATGTTCTATATTTTCATTAAATTTTCTAATTTTCATAATTATAGATTATATTTTTCTGTATCTATTTTTAGTTTCCATGTTTCAATATGTTCTTTCATAATTGGATTTATGTATAAAGATTCTTTAATTTTTTCAGGATTTTCTAAAAAGTTTATACCATTAAAACCAATTACTACACCATAAGGATCTAATATAATTCCAATTTCTTTTGCTAAGTTATCAGCGTCATGATCACTATTTAATATCGCTTCGTCGAATCTTTGAATTTGCCAGAATTTTTTCCCATAATACACCGTACTTGGTTCCGCAGTCTGGACATCAACCTGGCTAAACAGTGCAACTGGCGCAAGCAGTGACAGAAAATCGGAATCAAAAATATCCCAACCTTCACTGTTAGCAACTTCACGATAAACATCATTAAACCAATCAACAAAGTATCTTATTTCGTTATAAAGATACAATTGCTTAGAATTTAAATTTTCTGATATAAATTGAATATAAGTTTTCATATATTTATTGCGGAAACGTGAAATATTTTTTATTTCTATATATTAATTTTATTTTTACAGAATTTTTCCTTATATTTGTATTATAAATAGTAAAAATATGGGATTAGCAAAGAAAGCATTGGAACTTCCAGAAGGAAAATTAAAAAAAGATGTGATAAGGTTCTTAGAAGGTTCAAATAATCTAAAGAAAGCTGTTTATAACGGTAACTCAAAGAAGATTACTTTCAAAGAAGTTTTCATTATTAAAAAAGGTAAGGAAAAAACAAAAATCAGAGATTCAGAAGGTAATGAATTAACAGTGATGAACTCTCAACTTACTATGTTATAGATTGTATTTTTAAAAAGAAAAAACCTTCCGAAGAAGGTTTAGATTTTGATGTTTTCATATAATATTTCTTGAAAACCCTTAGGTAAATAAATACCGTCTAATCTTGTCAATTGCCTTGATTTTCTGATGTTTTCCGCAACTTTTTCTTTAAAATCATCTTCCTTATTTTTACGATATATAGAAAGTATATCACAAAGATTTTTTATGAATTCATCAGAATCAAAGTTTATTTCATTTGGATATTTTTGTTTATACATGGCGTAAACTGTATTTGATCCAGTATCACCGATACCTTTGGTTTTAGGATCGAACTTAACAACACTTAAAATATTATCACCAGAATCACCAGCAACAATTTTTTTAAAATAAGAAATTTCTTTATCAATTTCAACAATTTTTGCTTTGCTTGTAATTTTATCAAAGTAATTTATGAAATTAATATCATCATTTAAATTAAAAATATCACCTTCAGAATTATCTTCCACGTGTTTTAAGAATATGCTATAATTCTTAGGTACATATAATTTCTCATCTTGAAATTTGTGATTGTATATCATGTTAATATAATTATCAGACGTACTAAATTTAAGAAGTTGATGAAGGTCTCCATCATTTGAAACAATTAAATTAGATGAGCCTTCTTTATTTGTTTCTTTTAAAATATGTGCGATTATATCATCACCTTCAAAAGGATCAATTTGATATAATAAACAATTATGTCTCGATTTAATATTTTCTTTGAATCTATCAAATGTGTCAAAAACAAATTCCCAATCAATTTTTTCTTCCTTTTTCCTTTTTCCTTTATATTCAGTATATAAGTTTTTTCTCCAACTTTTCTTACTATCTGATATGAAATAAATTACATTGAAAGTATAAGCATTTGATAGGTTATTATAATCATTTAATAATAATGTTTCTAAATCACCGTAAAGCGTTCTGAGTCTATGTAATATAAAAACTGATCTATAAAGAGCGTAGTTACCATCCCAAATTAGATTGAGTCTGACCATATTATTTTTATTTTTATTTTTATATTCATTTTATATGAATTTGTTTGAAAATAGAAATATGACTATTAAATATTTATATATAAACCTAATCACTGATGGTGTTTATAAAAAATAAATATTATGTTAATAGATAAAGAAATAGAAGTTAAAATTGATAAAAGAAATATCGAATTTTACTCAAAAAAATTTGATGTTAAATTAAAAGATATTATACGTATAGATATTCAAGATTTGCAGAGAGGTAGTAATAAAAAAGTTAAGGTTATATGTGATAAGTGTGGAGAAGAAAGAATTGTAAAATATTATTCATATGTAAATAATATTGAGAATTGGAATAAATATTTATGTAATAAATGTAGTAGTAAGTATAAAGTCGAAAAGATATATAAAACCAATTTTGAAAGATATGGCTGTAAATTTTTTGTTAATCCAGAAAAGTCAAAGCAGACTAATTTAGAAAGATATGGATGTGAAAATGTGTCACAATCAAAAATAATAAAAGATAAGAAAAAAGAAACTAATTTAAAAAATTGGGGAACAGAAAATGTATTTCAATCGGAGGAGATTAAAAATATAGCAAAAAAGACTAAAAAGGAAAAGTATGGTGACGAGCATTTTACAAATAGAGAAAAGTCTAAACAAACGTGTTTGAAAAATAATGGAGTAGAGTGGCCAACTCAATCAAAAAAGGTTTTGAAAATTAGAAATAAAAATAATAAGCTAAGATACGGAGTTGAGCATTATACACAAACAAAAGAATATAATGAAAAAACTACTATAACTTGTTTAGAACGATATAATAATAAAACTTTTTTAGGAAGTGATATATGTCAAGAAATAAGTAAAATAACTTGTAGAAGAAAATATGGCGTAGATTATCCATCTCAAAATTATGAAATTCATAAAAAGCAATTTCCTAAAATGAAAATGCATGATATTGGTATTAAATATCAGGGAACCTATGAAAAAGATTTTCTCGATCTGTGCCAAAAAATGAAATTAAATGTCAATAGAGGAAAGACAATTAATTTTAGATATAAAAATAAGGATACTATTTATTTTTCAGATTATTATTTGAAAGATTTTAATTTGATAGTTGAAATTAAATCATGGTACACTTATAAATTACATAAGGATCTAAATTTAGTCAAGAAAAAATCTGTTGTATCTCAAGGATATAAATTTATGTTTATTACCGATAAAAACTATACTAAATTTATTAGAATGTTAAAATTAATAATTTAATTCACAATATATTTCATATGAGAAGCGTGTGGTAAGTTGTCAGAACCTATATATGTATAATATATTTCAATTGCTTCTAATTCTTTAGGTAATTTTTCCTCTTTTCCGGTGGTTTCATTAAGCTTAGTTTCTTGCTTGTAGCAGAATTTAACTGCTGGTTCTTCATCTAATAGCATCTTTAATCCATATTTAAGTTCATTGGAACTAACATGATTAAGATTTACATTATTATAAATGTAATCATTTATAATTTTTTCTTTGAACATTTTAATATCATCCATTTTTATTTTAATTATTTTTATATTTTTATTATATATTAATTTTGATTCATTTTAAAATAGTAACTCTTTTTTCCTGGTAAGAAAATACTTTCATCTATAATTAATTCGTAATTATTAAATGAATCTTCTATTGATTTAATGTAAAAATCAAACTTTTTTTTATCTTCAGTTTCACTAATCATATAGATACAATTTTTAATGCGTCCACTCATTTTTGTTAAAATATATGATAGTGCATTAAAAATTTTTATAATATCACCATAATTTGTTTCCTTTTCAACTATATCTTGCAATTCTGAAAATCTATTTTGTATTTCTTCAGAAGATAGATTTGATATGATTTTTTTAAAAATATCATATTGTTTTTCTGTTGTAAAAAAGACATTATAAACAACTTGATCATTGAATGATTTATTATTTTCTATTAAATATTCTAATAAGAGAATATATTTTACATCATTAATTTTAAAATAACATATTATATCTTGCTTATCTTTAAATCTTGCAGAATCTATATAATTGAATTCAAAATAAATATAATTTGGATAAAATTTAATTTCATTAAGTATTGCCTGAAATCTTCCATATGATAAAACACTACCAGCACTAAATTTTTTCTTAGGATGGTAATGAATTAAATCACCAAAATATTCTCTAATCTCATCGGGTGATTTATGTTCTTTTATCATCTGACGGTATTTATCATTTACTTCTTTTGTCCATTTATCATTAAATTCCATAATTAGAGATATTTTAATATTTTAATCTATATATTTTAATTTACTTTTTCTGATTATTCTATATTATTCTATTTTCTATATTTGCTTCATATATATAATCTATATAATAGTTCTTTACGATTGGTGCAGAAAGTGGCTGGACAGATATTAAGCCTTCTACGTATTCATCTTCTGGTAGAGTAACGTTAGGATCTAGTCCTTGAACTTTTCTTAATTTGTTAATCCTATTTTCTTTTAATTTCTGTTTTTTAGATTTGATCCAGCCTCCTCCACTTATGGTTGTACTCATAACTCTTTTAATAGTTGGAAATACGATAGTATTAAATGAATAAATATTAGATGATTGTGTTGATTGATTGATATTTTCGTTATCGAATAAACCAATTTTTGAGAATTTTTCTATAATTTTATCAGTATTCATTTTATTCAAATTTTAAGTTTTTTAAGTTTTTCTTTTCTAGCTTCTTGTTTTGTATAAAAATACATAGAAAATATATTTTCTTCTATTTTAGAGTAATTACTTTCTTTTATATAGAATACGCAATATGATAAAATATCTGGACTTATAAGGTAGGCTTGTCTAATTTCATAGTTAGAATATCCAACTTCATTTTTGTAAATATTAAAATTCGTAAATTTTTTTGGTTCTAAACAATTTAAATCTTGAATAATAGCATCATACCACTTACCTTTTTTAAAGTGTTTATGATTTTTTTTACATAATACTTTCATTAATTCTTCCATTATATTTATTATTTTTTTAATATGTCTTTAATATCAGTTATATAAGATATGAGATGAATAATAGGATCTATTGTTTCCGTATATCTTTCATTATAGGATTTCTGTAGATTAATAAGAGTGGCACCTTTTTTTATTATATTATCACTATCTACACTCATAATTCTATTAAATAGCGGTCTTCCTAATGCTTTCATTAATTCAATTGGATTATCTTGAAAATTGTTAATTACAAAATTGTAATTCTCTTCAACATTATTCCTACCATCTAAAATAAAATCAAAAATATTATCATATCCAGAGGATGACATATTTCTGAATTGATCGGTATTTTTTGTAAGATAAATTTCTTGTAATTTTTGAGTTGCACTTCTTAAATCAGGAAAACTTAACATAATGATTTTTCTTAGTTCTTCATCTGTTATAGTTATTTTAGCATTATTTGCAATTGCCTTTAGATACTTAATATACATAACTTGTAAATAATCAATCTCTTCCTTATTTTTCGGATTAAAATCTACTTTAATAAATCTCGAAAGTATTTTATCATCAATTTCTTGAATAAAATTAGTTGTTAATATAAATCTAACATGCTGATAAGTGTCAGAAAACCCTTTCAAGGCTTTTTTATATTCAGCAGAAACACCATCAAATTCATCAAGAAAAATAGTTTTAAGTGCATTTTTACCCATAAATGGATTTAAGCTTTTACAATGATTTTGTAATTGATCTCTTAAGATATTAACACTTGTATCTTTTGAAGCATTAAATTCTATATTATCTGTACCCTTACACAAAATTCTGGCTAGTGTGCTTTTACCTGTACCAGGTGTGTCACTATAAAATATCATGTTAGCTTTAACACCGTCTTTAACCAATTCTCTAATTCTTGGTAGCAATATAATTTGATTTAAGTTTTTTGGCTGATATTTATACCAAAATAAATCGGATTTTATATCTTTCATATGAATATACTTTTACAATTTAACTAATATATTAATAAAAAGTTGAAAGGTTTAAAATGAAAAAAGCCACTTTCGTGACTTTTACTATTGGATGAATGAAGTTTATTTTAGATTTTTAAGTTCTGTTTGAACCTGACCATGTATGTTTATGGATAAATCTTTTCTATTTATTTTATAATCTTTTGATTTATAATTAACATGATATATAGTTTTCAATGCTTTCTTAAATGTTGCTTGTCCTATATTCTTATCCTTTTCACTTACAATCTGGATCAGTGAACCAACATTAAATTTTATGTTAGTTGTATCTTCAATAGCAATTTTTGCTTCATTTGTCTGCTCATAAAATCCTAATATATGTTTCATATTATAAGTTATATTTTTTTAATTATATATAAAAATAAAAACGCCATTTTCAGTATTAAACCTCAAATGGCGCAGTATCTAACAACTATGAATTGATTAGTGGGATTTTATTCCCAAATATATTTAGTGATTCTAATTTTAAAAGTTTGTTTTTTCTTTCAACTTTTAGTGATTTTAAATAGGCAATATTAATTTTATTTGAACTATTTGGTAAATTTTCGTGCAGATATGCTACATTATTTTCAACTTTAATGACATTAAATATTCTATTTGAATACCAAGACGGTAAAGTTTTATTTTTAATATACGCTTTTTCTCTATTAATTATAACAATATCTCCATTCTTTATTTTCATTTTTTATTAATTTTATTGAGTTTGATGCTTCTTAGTACTCTATTATTTGTTATGTCTATTATATCATATTTATATTTTTTTAACTTTTTTTTAGTTGGATCTAAGTGTTTTTCAAGACTTTTTATGCTACTTTGGCAATTTTTTCTATATTTCCAAATTTTAGCATTTTCAATTTTAAATGTTATTTCGTAAAAAAATCCTATACTACTCTTAAAGATGTCTTTAACATAGCCATATTCTTTGTCATTATCTATTAGTTTTATGATAAATTTTCTTTCATATTTCATAAAGTTATAGCTCCAAAAATTTTATATATAATAAAAAATAAAAAGTTTAAATGCATATAGACGAAGATTACAATTACGATGATAATTTTGTAAGAATGAGTACAATTGGATTATGTAAAGTTTTAGGAACTAAAATTAGATGGATAAATCGTTGGAGTGATGGTAAGAAAATAAGAGTTTTAATTCCTTTTTATACTTCATTTGCTGGTCAAGAAAGATTTATGTTAGATGCATTTGTAGATGATATTGCAAGTACAAGGGTTGAACTTAATACAGATCAAAAACAAAGAGGCGTAATAACATTTAAAGGTGGTTCTCAACGAGATGATGAATTTGCGAATCCGAATCAATATCTTTCAAAAGAAACAAAATTAAATGATGAATTTAAAACAATTGTAAGTCGTACCAAAGCGGTTCCAGTAACATTAGCATATGATATACAAATAAGATTAGATAATGAATGGGAAGCATCTACGTGCTATACAAAAATTTTGGATATGTTTTACAATTATAGATTTTTTAATATAAGCTATTTTGGTATGAAAATAGATGCATTTTTTAGACTTCCAGCAGATTCAGGTATTGATATTCCAAGAGAAATTAATTTGGGCTCCGATAATACAATAACCATAAAATTTTCATTAGAAGTTCAGACTTATTATCCAGTATTTACTTTATTGAGTGATGATTATGAAATTTGTGATAATGATGCAAATATAGATTGGGAATTTCTTGGCATTCCTAGACCAACCGGAGAAGATTTACCTGTAGGTAGTTCATTAAGAAGAGTTTATTGGTATCACAATTTAATTGATAATAGAAGTAAGCAAGAGATTATAGCAGAGAAGGAAGTCAATAGACAGAATGAATTAGAAAATATGGAATAATATGAAATAGATTTATAAAAACTCGTTTTGACAAAAAACGAGTTTTTTTTGTTAATATATAACTTTGAAGTAAATTTAAAAAAATAAAAAACTGCAAGATATAGCACAAAAAATAATAAATTTGATATGAAAAACTTAAAGTATGATTTGTTCAATTTTAAAAAAGACCTTCCAATTGAAGAGTATGAATTAAACGTAATTGTTGAAAGATATATTAGCGATTATGATAATTTTTCAGAAAAAGAATTAGTTACTTCTTTGAAAGAAACTTTGACTCCATTTTCTTGGGATCTTAAAGTTAAAAGACTTGTTGAGTCATTAGAAGATGAAATTAAGAGTGAACCTGTTAATTATAATCTTAAAGATTTATACAAAAAAATTGAAAGAAAAAATTATGGACAAATGTATCGTCCAGCTTTGAACTCTATTCTTAATATTATCAATATTAATGATAATGATTCAAAAATGACAGCAATTCTTAATGAATTAGTTATTCATGATTGGATTCCAGAAGTTAAATTATTCTTAAATGGCTACATGAATAATCCCGTTCAAAGACAAAATTTAGTAAACTCAGGTAAGGCATCAAAGGTATTTACGTTAGTTGAAAAAGTTGAAGAAGGCAATTTAGTATTTATGAAAGATCGTTGGTTCTTGATTAATAATGATGAGATGAAACAAACTCTTTTAGAAAATCACATAACCGATGCTGAAAAATTAAGAGAATTTAGAATTTTAGAAAAAGT